GGTATTACAAACGGAAAGAATTCCAACTGAAAGCCGGAGAACATCATGAATAACCGATTATTTAAAAAAGTCATGGCTGCCTGTTCTGCCGGTGCGATTGCCGGTGCGCTGGTGCTGATCCCCGCATACGAGGGTGTTGAGTACAAACCATACCGCGATGTGGCCGGAGTGCTTACCGTGTGTTACGGCCATACCGGCAGTGATATTCAGCCCGGCAAGTTGTACACGGACGCTGAATGTAAGGCGCTGCTGCATGACGACCTGACGAAAGTCCGGCGCGCGGTTGACCCGATGATCAAAGTGCCGATTGATGACAATACCCGGGCGGCCATCTATTCATTTGCATATAACACCGGAACCGGTGCGTTCTCGCGTTCGACAATGCTGCGGAAACTCAATGCCGGTGATATCGCGGGTGCCTGTGACGAAATGAAACGCTGGACATTTGCCGGTGGTAAGCAGTGGCAGGGTCTGATTAACCGGCGCGAAACGGAGAACGCGGTATGCCACGGAACCCTTTAACACTGATCATCATTGCTATCATCCTGCTGACTACTGCTCTGTTGGCGGGTTGTTATCTGTATTCACTCCCGAATCACTGTAAGCCGCTGCCGGGTAACCCGCTGGACGGTGTGATCCATTATGAGTGTGAGAACCCACGGGGGCTGCTGTGAAACTTGGTGAGTGGGCGGTAGTGGCGGTGATTGCCATGATGATTGCTGTCGGTTTTGGCTGGCAGGCAACCCGCATCGATAAGCTGAAAAGTGAGCGCGATTCACTATCTGAAAAACTGTCAGCCCAGCAGGTGATTAATACCACCACATTAACCGCAGTCGCCACCTTTCACCGTATCTCTGGAGAAACCATAGATGCCAAGCGGAAAAACACACTGGACGCACAGACTGCCAAGAAAGACGTCAAAGTTATTCTTGTGGGTAATGACTGTGCTTCCGCTGATGCTCCTGGCGCTCTCATTGACCGGATGCGGCAGTACAAAAACTGAGTATGTATCTGCCCCTCACGTTCCCATTCCTGCAAGCCTGATAGCTGACTGCCCGATGCCGGATATTCCCGACAAAATGACGTGGGGCGATATAGCGGAATACAACATCGAACTGATGTCAGTGATTAAAGCATGCAATCTGGATAAGCGGGCAATACGGGAGATTGAAGCGGAGAGGGTGAAGTAAAAAAAGCCCCCATGACGAGGGGCACATATAAAAGACTCAGGAAATGTTTATTGTGATTTTCGTGTTGAGTATATCCCCGATAATTCCGTAATTTCAATATGCGGAACAAATAAAAAATGCCCTGTAAGAACAGGGCAAGTAAGCAATCGACAAAGAATATTTACTCTAACTACGATGCTCAATATACAGGCAATTTTGCGGGCGAATCAATAGAGCCTCGCTAAATAGCGGGGCATTTTATTACCAGAGGAAAAACTATGTTTAAACATGAATTAGGTCAGGTTGTGCAGGTCACCATCAGCGGCGAAGAAGGTCATGTGAAAGCCCGTGCTGAATATCATAACGGTCCGAATCAGTATCTCATTCATTATCTGGCAGCGGATGGACGTGGGACTGATGGCTGGTTTGATGAAGGTGAGCTGTCACCGGCTCTGCCACTGTAACCCATCACAAAGCCTGCTCACTGAGTGGGCTTTTATGCGTCGCGTTGTCGCAGTCTTCCAGTGTTAACCATGACCCGATGTCCTTACCGGTGAGTGCGCTGAGAGAATCAAAAACAACGAATCCACGGTCAGCTACTACCGAGGTAGGCAGCAACGTCAGCTGCCGGAGCAGCAAGGCGTGACAGCCGGAGAGACGGCGATATTCCGGTCATCATTTACGAGTGGTGAGCGGAATATAAAACAGAGGTGTCTATGGCAAATCTCACGGACCTGAGCAACCAGCTCCGAACTCTGCGGAAGCAGATACCCTTTGCTACCGCTCAGGCTATGACAGCTGTTGTCAGAAAAATTGAAGACGCGCAGAAAGTGGCAATGCAGCGCAATCTGGATAATCCGACACCATTCACGGTGAAGAGCGTTAAAAGCCGCGGTGCCAGAAAGAGTGACCTGAAAGCGAAAGTGTTCGTGATGAATATTGCCGCCGCATACCTTGAACCGTTTGAGATCGGCGGGGTGCATAAACTCAACGGGTCTGCGCTGTTGAACCCAAAAGACATCAAACTAAACAAATACGGCAACCTGCCACGTAATAAGCTTTCCAGCCTTAAGAGCAAAGAAAACACTTTCATCGGCGATATCGGTGGTGTTAATGGCGTATGGCAACGGAAGAAAGCGAAGAAGGGTAAGAAAGGCCGGAAGCGTTTGCAGCGGTCGCCGAACGGAACCCGCAGAGACAGGAATAAACTACCGATGCCGAAACTGTTAATCCGGTTCGGTGATGCTCTGCCTGTTGAACCCGTACTCGGATATCAGGACAGAGCGATGAAGATGACACAGGCGCTGTTGCCGCAGGAGATTAACCGGGCGATAGCAGAGGCGATACGGACAGCGAGATAAGTTAAATTACTTTCAAAGGTGAAACTATGAGCACTGCAACAAGAAAGATTATCTATCGGGAAGGCAAGCCAGCAACACAATTTCATGGACTCTCAGAAGAGTCGCAGCAAAAAGCGCGTGAGGTATTAGCCGGGATGTTGTTAGCCAAATACCAAAGCGGATTCGATTTACCGGACAACACAGTGAACTATTTGGGCCACAGAGTTCGTGAAGCCTTTGTAGCCCTTGAAACAGAGAAACCGGCCCGCGGAAGCGATGAAGATTAATTCGGCTCCAACCCCTTCCACGAACGGCCATTTGACTGAGTGACTAATACGGCAGGGTCGTCATTTACTTCGCGGGCAATCCTGAATACCAGGTCTCTTACCTGTCTTCTGTCTTCGGTGCTAGATGAATATGAGTATTCAGCACTCGGCAACTTGTATTCGGCGCCACTGTCACCGGTAATAAATTTAGAAAACCCATTATCTGACATTCTGTCATACAGATCGTCGTAGTCTGAACTGTCAGCATCGCGCAGTTCAACCCGAACAGTAAAATTAGCCATTGTAAAATCCCTTATCTTAAATATGAAACTTCAGGCTATCAAAGTTACCCGCTATGGAAAACAAAGGTGGTCGCAAAATATGAGGTAGGCAATGAAAGTAAAAGTAGAACATAACGGCAAAACCATTTGGTGCCGTGACAGCGAGCGTCACCCATAGAATTTTTTTTTGGGTCCTTCCTAAGCCTTTGATATTACACGGGCATTGCGCGCCGCGTTCTGCGGCTAGCTGTGAAATTTTGATTTTGTGTCCCATGTCCCATGACAGCGGTCGGGTGCTTTCATTTCTGATTCAGTAAGTTACGTAAAAAATTTCTGAGTTTTGTGTCCCATTAAATGTGGGACATGTCCCGCGCAATGTCCCATGTGTCCCGATGTCCCACGTCAGCAGGAAAATGTCCCATGACCACGATGAATATTTCCGACTATGCGAAGCATGCGGATGTGAACCGTAAGACGATCACCCGGTGGATAAAGGCCGGAAAATATATCGTGATGGCCGGGGATGAAATCGACGTGGAGGTCAGCGACCGGAACCTGAAAAAGTACCGGGACAGCAAAGACCCGCGCACGAAAAATGCGGTGAAAAAATCCGATGCTCCGGAGAAGAAACCGGCGAAAGAAAAAGGCAGTTTTCAGCAGCGCGCCGAATCGGTGTATGCGGGTCTGGTTTCCGGCGATGTGAAAGTCCGTGATCTGGAAGAATCGAAAGCCATCAAAGAGCACTACTTTGCAGAGCTGGCCCGGTTGGAGTACGAAGAGAAATCCGGACTGGTGCTGCCGTGGCAGGACATGATCGACAAGGTGGGCGAGGAGTATCACGCCATGCGTACCCGCCTGATTGCGATAGCCCCTGAACACGGTCCCCGCCTGCGGTCGCTGGCACTGACTTCCTCTGATACAGAGTTTGTGGCCGCGCTGCAGGATATCATTCATGAGGCGATGGAGGAATTGAGCCTTGACCACAGTGAACAGGGGGGATAATGCATGGCAACAATTCACCCGTGCACTGAGTCAGAAACGCGCTGTCGTCAGACCTCCGGAAGCCTTATCGCTGAGCGAGTGGGCGAACAAATACGCGGTGCTGTCGAAAGAAAACGCCGCACAGACCGGCCGGTTCCGGTCATTTAAATATCAGGACGGCATTATGGATGCCTTTACCGATCCGTCGGTAACTCAGGTGTCCGTGATGAAATCTGCCCGTGTCGGGTATACCAAGATTCTCGACCATGCCGTTGCTTATTACCTGTCGCATGACCCGTCCCCGATCCTGGTGGTTCAGCCCCGGGTGGAGGATGCGGAGGACTACAGTAAGACCGAAATTGCGCCGATGCTGCGTGATACCCCGGCACTGAAAGCTATTGCCGGTGAGGCCAAAGCTAAAGACAGCGGCCAGACCATCCTCAAAAAGCAGTTTTCCAACGGAGCCAATTTAACGCTGGTGGGCGCAAACTCACCCGGCGGGTTTCGTCGTATCACCTGCCGGATCATCCTGTTTGATGAAGTGGACGGTTATCCGTCCGGCGGGGCCGGTTCGGAGGGTGACCAGATTGCTCTGGGTATCAAACGCTCGGAAACATTCTGGAACCGGAAAATCGGCCTCGGCTCAACGCCGACCGTAAAGAACATCAGTCGTATCGAGAAAGCCTACAACGAAAGTGATCAGCGGCACTACTGGGTACCGTGTCCGCACTGCGGTGAGTTTCAGATTCTGGAATGGGGCGGACCCGATACGCCGTACGGTATGAAGTGGGATAAAGACAAAGACGGTAACGGGTTGCCGGATACCGCGTATTACGTCTGCCGCCATAACGGGTGTGTCATTCACGACAGCGACAAACCGCTGATGATTAAAAACGGGGAATGGCGCGCTGAAAAGCCGTTTACCGGTCACGCCGGATTTCATATCTGGGCGGCGTACAGTCTGTTCCCGAACGCGTCCTGGCCGAATCTGGTGAAAGAATGGCTGCGGGTGAAAGACGACCCGCTGATGCGGCAGACCTTTATCAATCTGGTGCTCGGTGAGCCATACGAAGACAGGGGAGAAAAAGCCCTGAGCGAACAAAAACTACTGGAGCGCTGCGAAGTATGGGCAGCGGAAGTGCCGGACGGTGTCACGCTGCTGACGGCCGGTATCGATACACAGGATGATCGCTTTGAGATTGAGGTGGTCGGCTGGGGCCGCAGTGAGGAAAGCTGGTCAGTTGCTCACGATGTGATTGAGGGGGATCTGGAAACACCGGAGCCGTGGGAGCGCCTCGATGCGTACCTGAAACAAATCTGGCGGCGTGCTGATGGTCGCGGGTTTGCCATCATGGCGGCCTGCATGGACTCCGGCGGACATCACACCCAGGCCGTTTATGATTTCTGTAAAGCGCGTCTCGGTCGCAGGATTTGGGCTGTCAAAGGCGAATCCGCCCGTGGCGGTAAACGCTCACCGATCTGGCCGACAAAACGCATTACATCCCGTTCGAAAGCCGGATTTAAACCGGTGATTATCGGTGTGAACGCGGCCAAAGATGCGGTACGCGGTCGTCTGCATCTGGAGCCACCGGCAGCAGGCGAACCGGCACCGGCGTATATGCACTTTCCGGTTGACCGGGATTTACAGTATTTCGGTCAGCTGCTGGCAGAGCGGTCAGTAATTAAAGTGTCCGGCGGTCAGCGGTACCGGGTCTGGGAGCAGATACCGGGGCGGGCAAACGAAGCACTGGACTGCCGCGTGTACAGCTATGCCGCGCTGTGCGGCCTGATGTATATGGGGCTGAAACTTAATGCGCTGGCTGACGCTGTCGCCGGTAATCCGGAACGGCTTATTGCACCGGCAGAGAATCCGGAAACCAAAGTTAACCTTCGCTTCCCGGGAGCCATCATCCCGGAGGAAACCAATGAAAAGCCTCAGCGGAAGCGGATATCCCAGCTTTTGCCATAAGGAGTGTCAATGTCACGAATTACCACGCTGCTTACCGGCATGAGTGATGCGCAGTTAAAGCAGGCGCTTGTTCAGGCGCAGCAGGCCTATATCGATCTGTCAACCGGTGCCAAAGGCGTTTCATTTTCCTATACACAGGGTGACGGGACGCGGTCGGTTTCCTATCAGCAGACCAGTCTGGGCGATTTGCTGGCACTGATCCAGACAATACAGGCCATGCTGGGGATCTCCCGCAGGCGTCCAATCAGGGTGAGGTACTGATGAGTGTACAAATCTTAGGAGCGGACGGGCGCCCGCTGCCTCCGGCTGCCCCGAAAATGAAATACGGGGCACTGTCCGGCAGTGGCCGGGTGCCGTATGACGCGGCGGATTCATTCAGTGATCAGATGGCGAACTGGCAGCCCGCGCTGTGGTCGCCGGATAATGAAATTAACATCTACCGTGACCGCATTGTGTCACGTATGCGTGATCTGGCACGGAATGACGGCTGGGCGTCCGGCTCAATAACCCGTGTCCTGGATAATGCGGTGGGTGCCTGTTACCGGCCGGTATTCAAACCCGATTACCGGATGCTCAGGCAACTGACCGGTAATAAGGCATTTGATGCGGTGTGGGCAGCTGAATACAGCCGGTTTATTACCGCGCACTGGCGTTCATGGGCAAATGACAAGGGCCGCTACTGTGATGTTGAACGTAAACAGACCGTATCGCAGATGCTGCGGCTGGCTTTCCGTCACAAGCTGCTGGACGGTGATGCACTGGCGGTTCTGCAATACCGTCCTGATCGGCTTGGTCACGGTAAGGCCCGTTATGCGACGACGGTTCAGATTGTTGATCCCGACCGCCTGAGTAATCCGCAGCAGAATTTTGACATGCCGAATATACGCGGCGGGGTGGAGATTGACAGCGACGGTGCCCCGATCGCCTATCACATCCGTGAAGCCCATATGGGCGACTGGTATTCAGGTAAGAAAACCATGACCTGGAACCGCGTACCGCGTGAAACATCATGGGGTCGCCCGGTGGTGGTGCATGATTTTGATATGGAGCGCGGTGCTCAGCACCGGGGGATCGGTATTCTGGCCCCTATCGTTCAGAAGCTGAAAATGCTGATTAAGTACGATGAATCAGAACTGGAGGCGGCAATCCTCAACGCTATTTTCGGGGCGTATATCGAATCCCCGTATGATGCGCAGATGGTGGCTTCCGCCCTGGGGGATACCGGAGATTTTACCGGTGATGAACTCAGTGCCTACCAGACACAGCGGACAGAATACTATCAGGATAAGCGACTCAATCTTCAGAACGGCGCACGTATCCCGCACCTGTTCCCGAATGAAAAAATAGTCACACTGTCCGCTGCCCGGCCGACCAGTAACTTTGACGGCTTTGAAAGTGCGGTGCTGCGGAACATCTCTGCGGCAACCGGCCTGTCAGCCCAGCAGGTCACGCAGGACTGGTCTGATGTTAACTATTCCTCAGCCCGTGCCGCCATGCTGGAAGCCTGGAAAACCCTGACCCGCCGCCGTGATGACTTCTCAAACGGCTTCGCACAACCGATAGCGGTGGCTTTTGCCGAAGAAATCCACGATGTGGAAGATGTTCCGTTACCGAATGATGCCCCGGACTTTATGGACGCATCAGCATCCTACTGCCGCGCGCGGTGGATGGGGCCGGGGCGCGGCTGGGTGGACCCGGTCGCAGAGAAAAAAGGCGCCATTCTCAGTATGGAAGCCGGTTTTTCAACACTGGAAATGGAAGTGGCTGAAAACATGGGTGAGGACTGGGAAGAGCTGGTCGATCAGCGCAGCTATGAACTTCAGCGGTTTAAAGAGCTCGGATTGCCGCCGCCCAGCTGGGCAGTGGCAGAAGAGTTTGCACCAAACCCCGATAACAAACAGGAGGCGAAGTGAATTTACCCCACCTGGCACAGAAGTTGTTTAACACGCCTCTTGCCATACACCCGCAGAAAGCGGAAGTGATTGTGTCATCACTGACAGAACGGCTCGGTATCACGCAGGTCCGCAGCACCATGATGGAAGACGATGACGGATATTTCAGCCGTAAAGCACGGAAAGACAGCGGGTATGACGTGCTGGAAGGTATCGCGGTTATCCCGGTCTACGGCACGCTGGTTCAGAAACTCGGCACACTGCGGCCGTACAGCGGCATGACCGGCTATGACGGTATCCGCCGGGTATTTCTGACCGCTGTTAACGATCCGGAAGTGAAGGGCATCTGCCTTGATATCGATTCTCCCGGCGGTGAAGTGGCCGGTTGTTTTGACCTGGTCGATCTGATTTATACCGAACGCGGCAAAAAACCCATTCACGCCATTCTGTCCGAAAATGCCTTTTCCGCTGCCTACGCGATTGCCAGCGCTGCGGACAAAATTTTTGTCCCGCGCACCGGCGGTGTCGGTTCGGTCGGGGTGATTGTCATTCACTGTGACTGGTCACAGCGTATCAAGGATGACGGGCTGAAAGTGTCCATTATCACCTACGGGAACCGTAAAGCGGAAAGTAACCCGTATGTGGCGCTGAGTGACGAGGCGAAAGCGGCCATTCAGCATGATGTCGATGAAATGGGGCGTCTGTTTGTGAGCACTGTTTCCCGTAACCGCGGACTGTCTGAGACAGTGATCCGCAATACACAGGCCGCCTGTTATCTGGCAGCCGAGGGCGTACAGATGGGGCTGGCTGATGTGGTTGCCAGTCCTGATGTCGCATTTCAGGAACTGATGAAAGAATCCGGAGTAATTTAACTATGGCAGACAATAAGTTTACTTTTGCACACCTTATCGGCCTTGGTAAAAAAGCCAGAGCCTCGGAAGAGGATGAAGATAAAAAAGTGCGCAAAGCCAAAGGCCGCAAAGCGGAAGAGGACGAGCGCGACGAAGATGCGGAAGACGATGAAGATCGTGAGGATGCAGAAGAACAGGACGACGAAAAGCAGGGACGCAAAGCTAAGAAAGCCAAAAAAGCCGAAGGCGACGACGATGATCCGGACGCCGAAGATGATGAAGACGCAGAAGGTGATGACGAAGACGACGATGAAAATAAAGATGTGAAAAAAGGCCGCCGCGCTGAACGCAAACGCTGTGCCCGCATCTTTGGCAGCAAGGCTGCCGCCGGTCGTCCGGATATGGCTGCACATCTGGCATTCAATACCCGAATGTCTTCATCTGAAGCGATCAGCACCCTGAAAGCAATGGGTGCGGTACAGCCCGCAACACAGCGCCCATCGCTCGACAGTCGCATGCGGGCAGAGCAGCAGGTACGCATCAGTCCGGATGCTCAGGCACCGGCAGCGGGTACCGCCGCCGCGCTGGTTCATCAGATGACCAGTCTTTATAACAGCAACAAGGGAGCGAAATAATGGAACAGATTTCACAAAACCCGTTTCAGCCGGGAGTGCGTCAGGCGGTATTTAATCCGGATCAGCTGATCTCCGGTCCGCTTCAGGTTGTTACCGATACCGGCATTATTGCCAAAGCCGGTATTCTGAAGCGCGGCACCATCCTCGGTATGGTCACCGCCTCCGGGGAATACGTGATCAGCAAAAAAGATGCAACAGACGGCAGTGAAAAGCCGAGTGCAATTTTGGTTGATGATGTCGATACCACGACTGATGCTGTGAGCGGTGGCCTGTATCTGATGGGTGAATTTAACCAGAACCGCATTATCCATGATGACACCTGGACCGCAGCCGATCTTAAAGCAGCAATGCGCCCGTTCTCTATCTTCCTGCGCGACAGCGTACAAGCCTGATCTTCCCTTTAATACAGACGTCCTGATGCCGGTCACGGCAGGCGTCGTGACGTCTTTTATACGAGAAAAAGCATGAATATTTTTGATACTAATGTATTAATCCAGGTTGTTCCGAATCTGATGACCAGTCAGAACTGGCTGCTGGATAAGTTTTTCCCGAATATCGTGGAATCCGATACTGAAGAAGTTTCCATTGATGTTGACGTCGGTCTGCGCCGTCTGGCTCCGTTCGTTTCGCCGCTGGTGGAAGGTAAGCTGGTGGAAGCGCGTAAGTTCCAGACCAACAGCTTTAAACCGGCGTACATCAAAGACAAACGTGCACCGGATCTGCGCAAACCCATCCGCCGTCAGATTGGTGAGCGCATCGGCGGTCAGTATTCTGCCGCTGAACGTGAAATGCTGAACCTGCAGTTCGAGCTGACTGACCAGATTGACATGATCAACCGCCGTCTGGAATGGATGGCGGCCAGCGCACTCCAGACCGGTACGGTGACAGTAACCGGTGAAGGTTATGAAACTCAGGTTGTGGATTTCGGGCGTTCGTCCGATCTGACTATTGCCCTGAGCGGTGCGGATAAGTGGCCGGTGAAAGTTGATGCCGGTAAAGCCAACACTCAGCCAAGTGACGATATTGAAGACTGGGCGCAGCGAATGCTGAAAGAATCCGGGGCGGTGGCGACAGATATCGTGTTCACCACCAAATCGTGGAAAGCTTTCCGTCTGGACACATCAATTAAAGACAGCGCCATTGTATTCCCCGCGCTTTCTCCGTTCGGTAACCAGATTAACCCGGGCACCCAGGTTCAGAAAGGCGCAGTCTATAAAGGCCGCTGGGGCAACTATGACCTGTGGGTGTACAACGACTGGTTTATTGATCCGCTGGACGGTAAAGAAAAACCGATGATTGCTGACGGCTCGGTGATTATGTCAGGCGCTGACCTGATGGGGACCCGTGCATTTGGTGCCATTATCGACCCGGCATTCAATTACGGCCCGATGGCGTATGCGCCAAAATCCTGGCTGGAACACGACCCGGCCCAGCGCATGCTTATGATTCAGTCTGCACCGTTGGTTATTCCGAGCCGCGTTAACGCATCATTGTGTGCCGTTGTGGTTTAACAGGGGGATCTGATGGCGAATAAAAAAAATACGCCGGAGAAACCACAGGAACCGGGCGGACTACCGCCCGAACTGATGGTGACCGGTCAGGCTAATCCGGTGAAGGATCCGGAGACTGCCGGCAGTGTGCCGGTAACTGGAAATACCTCAGAGCAAAAGCCTGTTCCGGAACCTGACCCGGAAGCCGATGGTGTGTATGTGGTGGTCAAAGGCCGCTGCGTACAACACGACGGTGAACTGTACCGGGAAAACCAGCAAATCACGCTGGATGATGCCGATGCAGCCCGCCTGATTGACCTGGGTGTGGTAATGACACTGGAGGCAGTGCGGAAACTGCTGGCGAAAGCCAACCCGCCCGGCACTGTAACCGTCAATGGGCGTTGACTGGGATAAACACCTGCTGGGGCCGCTGCACAACGTCTTTGCGGAAAAGGCACGCTGGGAACCGGTGAAAAGTGCCAAAGGTGCCGGATTTTACGATATTGACGGCATTTTTGACCGGGCCTATTTCCAGAACTATGAAAGCATGGACGGTGAAAGCGGTATCAATACCACCCGTCCGATCCTCGGTGTGCGCGATGTTATTTTTACTGTGCCGCCGGCGAAAGGGGATCGGGTATTTATCTACAGCGTCAGCACCCTGTTTGTGGTATCCGATGTGCAGCCGGACAGCCACGGCGGGACACACCTGATCCTGAATAAGGTGAAATAATGAATGCAGCCAGAGTTCGTGAGCTCGTTGTCGCGGCCCTGAAGGGGAAAACCAGCGCGGAAGACCGCGTGTATTCCCCACAGGACTGGCCGACCACCAATGCGGAATACCCCTGCATTATCGTGCAGACCCCGTTTGATGAAAAACACTCACTCGGCCGTAATGTTCCGCAGTTCAACACCGTAACTACGGTCCGCGTCACCGGTCGCCTGGAAGAGTTCGATGAGGAAGACAGGAACGGTGCCATAAAAGCAGAGCTGGCACTGGAAGCCCTGCGGGAACAGATTGAACGGGCGGTAATTAACAGTTATGGGCTGACCCGGCAAATCCAGCAGTTTCTGAATATCCGCTCTCAGATAAACATCAGTGCCGCCGGTGAAGGTCATATGGCGCAATTGCTGATGGATCTGGATATCGAATATTACCAGGGGCCGGAGGAGTTTTACCCGGTTGACGCGGATCCGCTTACCGGTATCGATATCAGTGTTCAGATGCCTGACGGCAGTCCGGAACATCACGTCTCCATCGACCTGACTAATCAGGAGTAACCATGTTTGTAAAACCCGTAAAAGGCCGCAGCGTCCGCTGTCCGGTCAAAGGGGAGCTTTTGCCTGAATCCGGGCAGGACGTCCCCGATAATGTTTTCTGGCGCACCCGTCTGAATCAGGGGGATGTCGTGCCGGGTAATCCTCAGAAAGTGAAGGAGCAAAAAGCATGACAGTGCCATTTGCCACTATTCCGCAGAATTTGCGGACCCCGATGTTTTTCGTTGAGTTTGATAACTCGATGGCCAACACCGCAACCGCCACGCAGCGCACGCTGTTAATCGGCCAGATGCTGGACGGTGCGACGGGTAAAGACAGTATTCCTGAGCGCATCACATCAGGGACACAGGCCGCAGAACGTTTCGGACGCGGATCCATGCTGCACACCGAAGCAGAGGCGTATTTCCGTAATGACACGGCCGGTGAGGTGTGGGTGTTACCGCTGGCAGATACTGAATCGCAGACAGCAGCTGCCGGTAAACTGAAAATTACCAGTGCCGCTAATGATACCGGTGTTATTTCACTGTATATCGCGGGTATCCGCGTACAGATGGCCGTTGTGGCCACGGACACAGCGGAAGCTATCGCAACCGGACTGACTAAAGTGATTAACCGCAATGCGAACCTGCCGGTAACGGCAGCCGCAGAGGCCGATACGGTTACTCTGACGGCCAAAAACAAAGGCGCTCACGGTAACGGGATTGATATCCGGCTGAACTACCTCGGGCTGACAGGGGGCGAGTCAACACCGTCCGGTTTTGAAATGACCATCACGGCGATGTCCGGCGGTAACGGCGCTCCGGATCTGCTTAATGGTCTGGCGAATCTGAAAGACCGATCCTTTGATTTTATCGTGAACCCGTATACCGATACGGCGTCTCTCGATGTGGTGAAAACCTTTCTGGCAGACCGCTGGGCGTGGGACAAACAGTTGTACGGCCACAGCTACGGAGTGATCACCGGCACCTATGGTCAGTTGGCTGATTTTGGTGAAAAGCGTAACGATCAGCATGCCTCTCTGCTCGGGGTCAACGGTTCACCCTCACCGGATTATCAGTGGAGTGCAGCATATACCGGTGCTATTGCCCAGAGCCTGCGTAATGATCCGGGCCGCCCGTTACAGACGCTGGTTATCAGTGGTGTGCTGCCGCCGGACGACACGAAGATTCTTGAACTGACTGAGCGCAATAACCTGCTGCACAGCGGTATCTCCACATTTACCGTGGATGACGACGGTACCGTGCGGGTTGAGAATATCATCACGACCTACCAGAAAAACGCCTACGGCGATAATGACGACAGTTACCTGCAGGTGGAAACGCTGTATCTGCTGATGTTTGTCTCCCGCTATCTGCGCACCCAGGTGACCAGTAAATTCGGACGTATGAAACTGGCAGATGACGGGACCCGCTTCGCACCGGGGTCTGCAATCGTCACGCCGAATATCATCCGGGCAGAACTGATCGCGCAATATGGCTTCCTGGAATTTAACGGTCATGTGCAGGACGCGAAAGGCTTTGCCGCCGGTCTGAAAGTCGAGCGCAACAGTCAGAATCCGAACCGTGTTGATGTCCTGTGGACCGGCACTCTTATTAACCAACTGCGTGTGTTTGCGCTGCTTAACCAGTTCCGCCTGATGCCGGGCAACTAAGGAGAAAACATGGGCGATACATCCAACCGTCTGGCGGGAACGGCTCACGTCTCCGTCAACGGCATGTCAATTATGGTGGCGGCGGACTTTAAATACAGTCCGTCCACGGTCACCCGCGAAACCCTGACCGGTATGGACTTTGTCCACGGTTACAAAGAAAAGCCGGTTGCCGGTTTTATCGCGATGCGTGTCCGTGATTCCGGCGGTACCACTGTGGCGGATTTTAACGGCATGACCAATGTGAACGTGGTGGCCGAACTGGCGAACGGCAAAACCATCATCGGTCAGGGGCTATGGGTTGTTCAGACCCAGGAAGTAAACAGCGAAGACGCCGTGTTTGACGTGCGTTTTGAAGGTCGTTCGGTAACGGAGAACTAATTGTGGAAACAACAAAAACTATCACGCTGAGTAAACCGCTGGAATCCAATGACGGCAAAGTCCGTTATGAGGAAGTTAACCTGCGAGAGCCGTGCCTGTTTGAAGTGGAGCAGTTTTATAACGAGATGGATAAAACGGTTGGTTCCCTTCCGGCTATGCGTCTGTTGATCGTGTTGGTCAGCGGGGTGCCGGATCAGGTGGTTAAGCGAATGGCAATTTCTGACTTTGTGGAATGCCGTGATTTCCTGATGGATTTTTTGACTTTAACGCCTGGCAAAAATATCAGCAAATAGGTGCCGATTTAACGTACTTTTTCCGGTGGGGGCCGAATGATGTGTGGAATATGACCCCCGGCCGGTTATTGTGGTGGGCTTCACAGGCAGCCCGAATTAACAAAATGAGGCAGTAATTATGGCGGGAAATACCTTTGATTTTGAATTGAATGCTGATGATCAGGCCAGTCAGGAAATTGCCAATATTGAAGCTGAGTTAAATAAGCTTCGCCCTGTTTTAAAGGATGTGCGCGAAAGCCTTAAAATGGGTGGTGATGAATCAATTTCCGGATTGCGGGATGTCGGTGAAAGAATTCGCGATATGTCTGATTTTTCGAAAAAAGGCGCTCAAAGTATCGGAGATATGATCCCGCCATTGAAAAATTTCGGAGAATTGTCCGGTAAGTACCTCAACATGGCGAAGAAAATCGGCGGTATTGGCGCCATCGGCTACGCCGGGTATCAAATGATCAGCCAGGTACCGGAACAAGCCAGGAAAGCGACTGAAGTCTCAACCAGCGCCAAAAATATGGGGATGAGCGTTGAGGAAGGCACACGTCTTACGGGTACGCTTATTCAAAAAGGATCTACAGAAGATGATGCCCGCCAATCATTTGAAAGCCTGTACGGTTCTCTGAATGACGCGGTCAGAGGGAATAACAACGAATTACTGGCGACTATCCGTAGTATTGGTGCCAGTATTATTCAGCGTGAAGATGGAAGTGTCGATCTGACAAAAACACTACTCAGCCTGGAAAAAGCCATCCAGAACATTCCGGAAAGTCGCAATACTGAACTGCAAAGCAAGCTTGGGTTATCTCCGGAGGTGCTTGCTCTGCTCCGTGAAGGGAATTTACAGGAGAGACTAGATAAATCAGACCGCATGGGACATACCCGTGACGATGCTGTTGTAGAGCAACTCAGCAAAATGGATGAGGTACTTAAAAACATTTCAGCTGCATACGAGGGAGCAAAAACTAAAACCGGTGATGCGGTCGCAGGGGCGTTACTTTCGGATGGGTCAGTAATCGACGGCCTGAATGGTGTAGAGCAATTATTGACATACGGTCCTGATAACGTAGCACTTATGCAAACAATGGGTTTTCTGCATGGCAATGATTCTGACATTCTGCGAACCACATATAACACACCGGAGCTTTACGGTAAGTTGGGCATGTGGGATCAGTCGATGGTGGATTTCGGTATTATGACCGATGAAATCCGCAAAAACTATGAGGAGTGGGAGAAGCAGCGTCATCAGGCGGAAACCGCGAAGCAAAAATCGGCGCTGAACAGTAAGGTGCCTGATAACTGGGTGCAGGATGAGACGTATAATCCAAACCGGCGTGGTTTACGCAATAATAACCCAGGGAATCTTATAGCAGCTCCCAATAGTGTGGGGTATGACTATGGAAATAATCACCGGTATGTGAAGTTTGCTTCATCAAGGGACGGTAATGCGGCATTGTCACGCCAGATCATGCTGGATGCTGAAAGGGGGCTGAATACCCTTGATAGTCTGCTCAGGAAATATGCCCCAGCCAGTGTTGGTAATAACACGCAGGGATATATAGACAGAGTTTCAAAGGGTACGGGATTTAACCCCTATGAGCGGCTTGATATGCACGATCCCCGCGTTTTAGAGAAGATTATTCCGTACATTATAAAAGTTGAAAATATTGAGCAGCCATACAGCTATGAAGAAATATCAGCAGGTATTACGGATTCTATTATGGATGACCGCTGGGCTGGTGGCAGAAATCCTTACCGGGTTCAGGAGCAACGCAATGCATTTATGATGCAACAAGAGACTGAATCAGTGGTACCTGACTTCAAAATAGAAAAGGATCCGACCCAGGCATTACTGGCCTTCACCGAGCAATTATCACAAGTTCTTCAGGAAAACAAAGCGGGTGGTACACTGGAAATTGTCCTGACCAATGCAGAAACAGGCACAAAAAGCAGCGTCAATGTAAAACCTAAAGGCAGGGTTACAACTGCAATGAATATGCCATGAAGCATGCTATCATCTTCTCATTATTTATACTTTTAGGAGAGGGGTGATATGCGACTGATATTGGTTATTTTTACTCTGTTTATATCTCTGAATGCTTGGTCTGTATCCTGTACTGAAGATTATCAGAAAAGAGGAGGTGATAATTTTTCATTTCCTGATGCAAATTACATGATTGACAGAAGTGTGAATGGAAAGATTTGTTACAAAGGAAGGGATGTAACAAGTTGGGCGACAGGTGACGGAATGGAAGCAACGACATTTATATTTCCTGAAAAAAATAAAGCGTTAGCATTAATAACATTAAATGAAATAAACCCAACGTCATATAAAGCAAAAAGTAGAATAAGAGTAATACTTATAAATTCACGGGGTCAACCTGTAAAATATGATTTTATTAAAGAATATTATTCGAATGACCATCCTGAAAAAGAACTAACTGATATGCGCTTTACCGGTTATGACTTTGAAAAAGGAATCGTTTACTTTGAATCTCCAGCGTGGGCGACAAGCATGGCAATTCATGCATTTGAAGTCCCTTTCGATGGTGATTATAGTAAAGTAAAAGAGAAATTTATAATCGATGGAAGTATTAAATATCATGTGATGTCAACTATGACATTAAAAGATAAAGAAGATTTTTTTAGATATCTGATAGTAACTCGCGGTGTTTATAAAGAAGGTAAAGGTCGAGAATACATTGATTATATTGTATCTCCGGAAGGAAAGGTAATTTGTGAAGCTGAAACAGATGATCCGGATTGGAAATTAAGAGTTAGATGTAAATAGGTATAATTAAATTATAACAGCAAAGCCGCCATCTCGGTGGCTTTTTTTATTTCCGGAGCCCACATGCCAATTATCAAAGACGCCATTTCTGATCTGCTCGGCATTGAGCCGGACTGGAATTGGTCTGAACACCTGCAGCAGGCTTCATTCCGTGGTGTGCCGTTCGGTGTGATCAGCGGTGAAAGCGTCTTCGGACGTCGCCAGGCCATTCATGAATATGCGTACCGCGATCAATCCTGGATAGAGGATATGGGTCGTAGCAATCGCCGGATCACCATAAAGGGATTCCTGATTCAGGACAGTCTCGTTTATGACGCGCCGGATGTTATCACCCAGCGCGATAATCTGGTGGCCGCCTGTGAAGCCGGTGAGTCCGGAACACTGGTTCACCCGACACTCGGGGAAATGACCGTCAGCGTGACTGAGAGCGGCCTGCGGGTGTCAGAAAACGCAGAAAGCGGCCGGGTGTTTGAATTTGAGCTGGTGGTTATCGAGTCCGGCCTGAAAGTGTTTGCCATCACCGGCAGCGAAAAAACCGGTGAACTGACGTTCGGGCAGTGGCTGAAAGAAGCAGCACATACCACCCTGAAAACGATCGCCATGATTAAAGGCGAAGTGCGGTCAGTCACGCAGATGATGAAGACGCTGAAACAGACTGCGGATTTCTGGGTAAATATGGTCAGCAGTTCAGTTGATGAGGTCACTAATCTCAGTAACTCGCTGAACAGTGTGTTCGGCAGCAATAAATACGGGCGTTATCAGAAAGGCAGCGCGGGCGGGGCCGTGTCCGGTGCGACCGGTAAGCGCGTACATCAGGGTGATGCTGATGACCGTGAAATTATCGATAAAACGCTGAACCAGGCCATTATTGACCGGCAACGGCTGGATGAAACACTCAGCGCGGTCAGTGATGCTGAAACCCCCGAAGATGTGATCGCACAGATACAGCAGGTGTTTGTCATCCTGATAACAATGGACGGTGACACCGGCCAGAAGATGCAGATCCTGAATACATTATCCCGTTTCCGCAATCTGGAATATCAGCAGACGGAGCAGGATAAAAGAATTGCCGCACTGACTGAAATGATGCTGGTTGTGCTGGCTTCCTCGGCACTTTCCGTTGTGGCCGGTCAGTCCGACCCGACAAATAGCACCGAGGCCGCCGGATATCAGCGGGAGGTCTGTGAATCCCTTGATGATGCTATGACTCTCACCGGGGATCTGGCGCTGGATGACATCTATCTTACCCTCCTGAACCGGCGTGAACAGGTTGTCATTTTCTTCACTGATAAAGGCTCCGAACGCGGACGCCTGTCGTCTTACGCTCTGCCGTCGGTGCTGCCATCTCTCAATGTGGCCAACCGCCTGTATCAGGATGCAACCCGCAGCGACGAGCTGGTGATGGAGATTCAGCCCCGGCACCCGGCGTTTATGCCGGTCAGATTTAAGGCACTGAAAAAATGACGGAAGAGACAAAAAAAACCGAAGAATTATCCCTGGTGATAAACGGCAGGCGTATTTCCGGCTGGGACAGTGTCCGGGTTACCCGTGGTATTGAGCGGCTGCCGAACGATTTTGAAATCAGCCTGATGGACTACTACCCGGCAACGGATGAAAAACAGCTGTTTAAACCGGGTGACCCCTGTGAGGTGTTCCTCGGTCAGGACCGGGTTATCACCGGTTATATCGATACCTGGAACGGGCAGATTAATAAAAATCAGCATCAGATAAGCGTGTCAGGCCGGGGTAAGTGTCAGGATCTGGTGGACTGCTCCGCCAAATGGCCGAACAACGTGATCAGCCAGTCCAACGCCCTGCAAATCGCACAGAAACTGGCGCAGTGGTATGGAATAGAAGTGACGAGCACCATTCCTGATAGTGAATTACAGATTGTTCCGCAATTCACTCTGAACTGGGGAGAAGTTTGCCAGCAGGTGATCGAACGCTGCTGCCGGTACTCTGCACTGCTGTATTACGAACAGCCGGACGGAAACCTGCTGCTGACCCGCGTCAGTGACAAAGTGGCAGCCAGCGGTGTGGAGCAGGGTAAAAATATCGAAAGTGCTGATTTCTCGGATTCTATGGCAGAGCGCTATTCCGATTATACCGGTGTGTCGCTGTCTGTTACCCCGTTTGCCGGGGATGTGTCAGCGGTACAGAACGCCTCGGCGCGGGATCCGGAGGCCGGGAAAATGCGGTACCGGAATTACATCACCATCATCGAAAGCACCCTGATCACCGCTAAACGGGAGCAGGAGAGTATCGACTGGGAAATGAACCGCCGTTACGGGCGCTCAAAAATCCTGAGTGTGATGGTCGACAGCTGGCGGGATGCCTCCGGGAAACTGTGGGAGCCAAATACGCTGATCCCGATAGATATTCCGGTGCTTGGGGTGACGGATAAATTCTGGACGTTGTCGGATGTGACCTACCTGCGGGATGCCGGCGGGACACGTGCGACATTACAGCTGATGCCGCCGGAAGCCTTCATTGCTGAACCGTATGAATTTTACCAGGTAATAAGGGTGTGATGATGAGTGATCAGATCCGCGATTTAAAAACCCGGATGTCTATGATGATCGGCGCCGGTAAATCCAGCGTCACTAAAGATGACGGAGCGATTCAGACCATCCAGTACAGCACGGTGCTGGAAGTCCGGGACGGCACTTACCGTATGACAGAATTTGGTTTTTCTTCCTCTCTGCCGCCCGGATCCGATGTTCTGATTGCCTATCTCGGCGGAAACCGCTCCAGTGCGGTGGTCATCGGCAGCAATCACCCAGGTTCCCGGCACACCGGACTCTCACCGGGTGAAAGCGTGATGTACAACCTGTGGGGTATGTACATCCACATGACAGAGGACGGCATTGTGATTGAGGCCAAAGATAAAGATGTGACTATCAATAACGCCGATAAGGTGACGATCAATGCCAAAACAGAAGTGGTGTTGAATACGCCGATCCTGAAAGTGTCCGGTGATGTGATTGATAACTACGAAAGTAACTCGTCCACACTGAAAATGCTGCGGGACAGTTATAACAAGCACGACCACGATGTGGAAAATGTGGAACCGGGCAGTGCCACCAAAACCAGTAATCCGATTAAGGAGAAAGTCTGATGTCTGATATTTCTTCCTGGTGGAACGCGGACACACTGCGGACGGACTGGATGGCCGGAAACGGTGACCTGCTTTCCGGTGATGATTTACAGTCAGCGATTATGATCAGTCTGTTCACGGACCGGCTGGCACACAGTGACGATGATTACGACGATGAGTACCGGCGGGGATGGTGGGCCGATACCGGAACGGATGGGTTTATCGGTTCCCGTCTCTGGCTGCTGAGGCGTCAGAAACTGACCACACAGGTGGCAAAGAAAGCCGAGGATTACGCCCGCGAGGCGCTGGCATGGCTGATAACTGACGGAGTCGTGTCTGATATTCAGATCCGGACACAAATAGTGTGGCCGCAGCGGCTGAATATGGTTATACGCTATCACCGGCCGGATGCCGGTGCGGAAGATCTGCGTTTTTACTGGGTATGGGAGAAACAATAAATGCCGTTTAAGCGTAAAACACTGACGGAGCTGCGGGAGCAGAACCAGAATTTCCTGCGCAATGAACTGAAAGAGCCCGGTGCGCTGCTGCGGTATTCCAATATGCGGGTACTGGCGGATATGGATGCCGGCATGGCACATCTGCATTATGCCTATCTGGATTACATTGCAAAACAGGCAACCCCGTTTACCGCAACAGATGAAAATCTGGCAGGCTGGGGGGCGCTGAAACGGGTGTACCGCAAACCACCGAACAAAGCCACCGGTACAAAGGTGCAGTTTGACGGTGTGCCGGGCAGCATCATTCCGGCCGGTACAGTGATGACCCGGGGGGATGGATACCGGTACCAGTCTGTTACTGAGGCCCATATTAATGCTGACGGGAAAGGCTTCACGTCTGTTGAAGCCATTCTGCCCGGCATTGACGATAATATTTACGGCGGCGGCGCGGCGGGTAACTCACCGGCCGGGACAAAACTGACGCTTGAGATAGCGATATCCGGAGTATCTTCGGAATGCGTCGCTGTTGACCCAATCACCGGCGGCAGTGATATTGAGAACGAAGAGGCTTTCCGGCAGCGTGCCCTGCATGCGTACCAGAAACCACCGCAGGGCGGCAGCGACACAGACTATGAAGGCTGGGCGAAAGAAGTGCCGGGCATTTCCCGCGCCTGGGTAAAACGCCGCCTGCTGGGTGCCGGGTCGGTTGGTATTTACATCATGTGTGACGGAAACAGCAACGGCGGTTTTCCGCTGGGAACTGACGGACCGGCCACCAAAGAAACTTATTCAGTGCATGCGACCGGCGACCAGCTGCGTGTTGCAGACCATATCTGGGATGTACAGACGGTTACGGCACTGGTATGGGTTTGTTCACCTATTGCGAAAAAGATAGATTTTGAAATTGAAGGGCTGAGCCGGGCAACCTCGGAATTACATCAGCAGATAACCAAAGCCATTGATGATGTGTTTTTCCGGGACAGCGACCCGACCGGCGGCGCAAAAATCTACCTTTCTGATCTGCAGTATGCGATTGCTGATATCCCGGGCACCACCGGCTTTGTCCTGAAAAAACCGGCGGAAAATATAGTTCTGAGCACTGGTGAGCTGGCGCAGCGCGGGGAGGTGTCATACACATGAATTACACCGCAGATGATTACACACAGGCGATGATCGGACTGGCACCACAGGGCATCGCGTGGGACTGGCGACCGGGCTCGAATATGCATGCCGTTCTCCGGGCGCTGGCGCACGGCTATGAAGCCTCGGATATTGACGCTGTTCAGCTGCTTGAGGGGGCATTTCCGAAGACGGCCACAACGTTATTGCCGGAGTGGGAAAAAACGCTCGGACTGCCGGATGATTGTGCGATCGGGGAGATGGACACCATTCCGAAACGACAATCCGCAGTTCTTTCAAAACTGCTGCGCACCGGCGGGATGTCAAAACCCTACTACATCAGCCTGGCCGCCGAGATGGGTTACACCATCACCATTACCGAATTCCGGCAGGCAAGGGCGGGGCTGTCAGCCTGCGGTGACGCACTGAACGGTGATGAATGGCCGTTTGTCTGGCGCATCAATGCCGGGAACACGCAGGTGACATACGCGGTCGCCGGCGGCAGTTACTGCGGTGACCCGCTGCGTTCATGGGGTGAGCATTACCTCGAATGCCAGTTTAACCAGATTTCCCCCTCTCACACGATCCTTCAGGTCGGTTACGACCAGTAAACCCTGACTATCAACGACTAATTATCACCTTCACTGAGTGAGGCTTTGTTATGAAAAAAATTGGTGATGTCACCAGTACCGCCGATAAAAACGGCGAGTGGACAAACGGCAATGTGGCCGCCGGTATCGCGCCTACCATTCTTGATGCTGCCTGGCTTAATTCCGTCCAGCGGGAAATTCTTGGTGTGATTATTGCTGCCGGATTACAGCAGGATAAAAATGATGACACTCAGCTTTCTAAAGCTATCAGCAAAATAATCTCCGGCGGTAACTACGCCACAGCAGAAGACCTGAAGAAATATCTCGCCAAAGACCAGAACGGCGCAGATATCCCGAACAAAGATACCTTTATCAAAAACCTTGGTTTGAGAGAACTTTACCTTGCACTGACTGGCGGGACGCTGAAAGGACCGTTAAATATCGAATATGTTGGAGGTAGGGGATTAACTACAGGAGCAACAGCCGGAACATCAATTTATCATGAACTGCATCTGCTTGGAAAACTGGTTGCCTGGTGGGGAATTATAAACAGTAACGAATTAGTGCTTGAAAACAGAGTCGCTGGTAAAAAATTAATTATTGGCCCCGATGGTTTCAAAATTGACGGTAAAGACATTGCGACTACTGAGCAACTTTTCGGTGTTGGTCAGACCTACAAAAACCTGACGACCAGCCGTCAAAATAAAGTCTGGTACACCAATACCGACAGCAAACCCCGGATTGTTCATGTAGAAACGAACAGAACAGGTACTCAATATCCTTTCAGTATTGATATTCAGGTCATTCATAACGGAGTACAACATCGTGCGGATTATCGCTGGACAACTGCTGATGAGGTTATTTGTTTAACTGCTGTGATTCCGCCCGGCGCAAGATATAGCGTTAACGGAGGATGGGGACAGCCGACAGAATGGACTGTTATTAATTTCTGGCTGGAGTACTCGCTATGAAATATTACAAA